CGGAATTTTATGAGCAAGTTTAATTCGATATTAGAGTCTAGTTACCACTTTCAGTTAGCTAGGTTTGGCATTGCCGGAACAATGTCATTCTGAACGAGGCGTTGATGTGACGCCTACAAGATATCGGAATAAATAAATAGCAAGGTGGTGGAACTGGTAGACGCGCAAGGGATAAGTAGCGGCGAGCGAAAAAATACCTTGGAATACCGAACAAACAATTTCTGCTGAGAATTTCTAGAGTTCGTTGATGCAGACGGTACATCAAACTTCGTACAGGTTCGAATCCTGCTGTTCACTTATGAACGACCAGTTGAATAGGTTGCAAGTAAGTGAACAGCAACTTTTATGCTTATTTATCTTTACTAAGAATTAATCTGCTAAAATATTAATGTTTAGCAAAGATAAATATCTCTTAAAGGAGAAAATTATGATGGATTTTACTAAAATAACAATTAGTTCAGAAGTTTATTATTCCGTTAGGCCAAATAGAAAAAATCCAAATCCAAAACTTCCAGTTAAATGTAAAGTAGTTTATATCTTTAAGGCATTTGAAATTCCAAAAACTGATAAAGTCATTAAGTATTATGGAGAAATGGTAATTAATCCAAAATATGCTTCTTTGTTTGGACCAAATAAAAGTGATAGGATTGTATTAAAAAGAGGTAAAAAGGATTTTATAATTATTCCAGTTCATAATAATACTCTTTCTTGGATAGATTTAAAGTTAGTAGAAGCTAATTAAGGAGCTTATCTAATGAATCATGAACAACTCATAAAAGAAATCTCTCAAGCAAATATGGCCTATGCTTCTGGCATACCATTCATGACAGACAGCGAATATGATCTGTTATGGCAACAACTTCATGCCATAGACCCCCATAATAATATCCTCTATCATACCGCACAAGGCCGGACTGCTTTGACAGGCAAATCCTGGCACAAGCATCCAATATATGGAACGAACAAAGCATTCAACATGCTAGACCTTAAGCCATTCCTCACAAGGTTTGGCTCTTACGTACTTCGGATCGAACCCAAATACGATGGCTGTGCAGCAGTTATAACCCTTACAGATACCGGAGTAAATATAACTCTCGAAGGCGACGGAAGATGTGGACGAGACATAACGCACTTAATGCCATACATTACGTTTCCATTCCAGCTTAGGCACTTTCAGCCAGTTGAAATACTTATCCCACTGAGTGAGTGGAACCCAGACTATGGAGCAAATCCAAGAAATGTAGTCGCAGGCTGGCTAGATCGAAAATATGACAAACCTTCTGCCATGATGACAGCTATCCCCCATAATCATGGCAACCTCTTCGAAGAATACACATACTCCGGTAGCTTAGAAGCTATGGGAGATTTTCTGCTTGAAACATATAACAAATGGTCAAAGATCTATCCGATGGATGGACTTATGATCAAGGTAGCGGATGAAAAAGTTCGACTGGTTGCAGGTAATAATGGTCAGACCAATAACTGGAGCATAGCCTGGAAACCTCCAATCCAAGTTAAAGAAACAAAAGTTGTTAATATCGAATGGAACATTAGTAGACTCGGTCGGGCAATTCCAACTGTTGTCTATGAACCAATTGAACTTTGTGGCACTACCAATAATCGCGTAACAGGCAATAATGCTGCTTGGATAATAAATAAAGGAATTACATCTAATTCAATTATAACTGTAGGAAAAGCTGGAGAGATAATTCCTAAAATAATTATTGTTAAAGATCCTTCTGAAAATAATGCACATTCGCAACTTCCAGCTTTTTGTCCAAAATGTAATAATATATTATCTTGGGAAGGAGTGCATCTTGTTTGTAATGGAGAAAAGTGTATAGCAAAATCCATTGTCTCCATTGCTTATTTCTACTCTCAAAAAGGCATCAAAATAGACGGTGTTGGTGAAGGTATTATAGAAAAGTTACTCCAGAATGAAAAATGTTATTCAGTTCTATCAACCAAGCCTTGGGCACTTCTCGATCCACTTAGCTATTCTATTGTGCCAGACATAATAAATACGATTGGCGTAACGATTTATAGCAACATTGCTGAACAAGTATTTTCAATGAATAATCAATGCACAATGGCACACTTTGTAGCAGGTTTGGGCTTACCAGGATTAGCATATAAATCCTCTTTGAGGCTTTGTCAATATTTAAGAACCGGCCAGATTAATATTCACATAACTGATAATGCTAAACGCAGTTTTATTACTGCTGCAACTATTTATACAGAAGCTATTAAAGAGATGAAGAACTTTTCTTTCGCCCCACTCCCTAGTGAAGCGAAAGCAATTTATTGTATTACCGGATCGTTAAGCCAGTCACGAGAAACTATGATCGAAATCTTGAACGGCTATGGATATGAATTTTCATCTGGAGTAACGAGAGAAACAAATTACTTGGTCGTCGGAGATGCTCCAGGAAGAACCAAGGTAGAAAAGGCAACTCGTTACAACATCCCTCAGATAACTGAGGAACAACTTTTTAACCTTTTACGGTGAACAAAATGCTCAAAGAAGAATGTAAAGTAACTGCACGAATAGACAAAGACTTGTACGAACAAGTCCAAGAACACTTTCATCATGGACAGCAAACAAAACTGTTCAGGCAAATATTCCTTTCGTTGAAAAGCATCATTAATGGTGGAAAACTGAATGAAGTTCTTGACTATATGTATAAGGGTAAGGCATTAACTTTGCCCGGAATTGAGGAATAATTATGAACTTTAAATGGAGTTAGTAATGAAAACACATTATAAAGTTACAAAATATTTACCTGATTTAAATAAGGTTACAATGCATTGGGATGAATATATTGAGATAGAGCGAAGTCTTTGTGGTTCATTAGTAACTCAAAGAACAGCAGATATAAAAAAAGTAACATGTAAAAAATGTCAAAAATTATGGGGAAAAGGATGATATATACAAAACAAAAAGAACTTGCAGATTGGCAAAATAAAAACTTTCCAATAGAAAATATGTTAAAACTATCTAAGGAAGACTTAGTTTTAATGATTTGCAATCTTCAAATGGCACTAGGTATGTCTGAAGAAGTTGGTGAAATATCTCATACAGTTCTTAAGGGAACTCAAGGTATTCGTGAAGGTAAGAATGGAATTAATAAAGAGCTTCTTGCTGATGGATTCGGTGATGTTTTCATTTATGGCTCTCAGCTAATGACTTTAAATAAAGTAGATGTGTCTGATGCTATAAATACTACTATTCAGCAGGTTTTAAAAAGAGACTGGCAAAATAATAAAGATGATGGTGAGGTTTAACTATGCCACTAATGGATCGTATTTACTGCCGATCATTCTTAGAAATGTCTTATCCAGAGCAAGCCAGATTGATTGAACGCGTTCGGACTATGCGAACTTCTGCGCTGAATGCAGCTCTTGTTAAGTCTCAAAAGATCACTAAGTCTGCCATGAAGAATATTTCTAAGAACTCTGGAACAAAGCGCGGCAAGAAGATGCTGGCTGATCCTACCAAGAATGCAACAGACTTGCTTGGAAAACTTTCAGCCAATCAAATAGAGTTAATCAAAAGGCAGTTTCAAAATTTAAACTAGAGAAAATTTTATGGAAACCTTAAAATGTCAAGCAGAATATAATCAATTTACTCAAATAGATTATGGATGCCATCAAGATTGTGCTAATAGTTGGAGAGATTAAGAATAATTAAAATAGTTTTAATGAGGACTAATAAATGCAACTATTCCAAATAGAAGAAAGAAACATCTCAGACATTATCATCAAAGATCGCGCACGATCAGCAGTAGGCGACATCTCCAGTCTAGCCGATTCAATCTCAATGGTCGGCCAACTTCATGCGATCTTAATAGATTCAAATAACGTCCTAATCGATGGCTTACATCGCATCGAAGCCTTTAAAAAACTTGGGCGAGAAACAATCGAGGTTCGAGTATTCGACGGCATTACTGAAGACGATCATTTTTTGATTGAACTTCTTAGTAACATGGATCGTAAGGAGTTCTTATGGCATGAGGAAATAGACCTCAAGTATAAGCTGCATAACTATTGGGTTGAAGCCGCAGCCAAGGAGGGCAAATCTTGGGGCTACCGCGAAACAGCTAAACGGCTCAAGTGCAGTCTCGGTGGCTTATCTACTGACCTTGCTTTCGCAGAAGCTCTCAAAGTCTTTCCGATCCTTAAAGACCAGTCTACTAAAGGCCGAGCTAAAGAAGCATACAAAGCTCTCGGTGAACAAGCTAAGGCACTTCAGCGAATGGGAAGTTTTACCGATGCTGAAAAAGGGCGTTTAGTTGCGTTACAGAATGGAACCATGACAGCACCTATAAAAAATACTGTAACTCAGAATGTATTTGAGAAAACCAAGCAAGCCAAAAAAAGACTTACCGAGTTCGATGAAGATGAACAAGAACTTGACGATGAACAAGAACCAATCAGATCTAACATTCAAGTAATTTATGTAGCCGAAAACTACAAAACCTTTCTCGATAAGATTCCTAACAACTCTGTGGGAATGGTAGAACTTGATCCTCCATATGCAATTGATTTCAACGACAATTATGGTAAAACGAATAAGATCGAATGCAAGGCTCAAGATTGGGATGAAAAAGAGCTTTATGACTTCTACTTTAATTATCTCCCATTAGTCTATGAGAAGATGCTTGATTGTAGTTGGGCTTTAGTTTGGACAGGCAAAGAACATTTTATACAAATCAACAACATTGCTAGAGAAATAGGCTTTGGTACTCAGTCTCCAGGTTCATGGAACAAAGTTGGAGGAAGTACTAATAAACCTAAAACAAACATGGTGAGCAACTGGGAAATGTTCCTTTTGCTGCGTAAGGGAAATGCACAATTCAATACGCCTAGCTTGTCGTCTTCAATTAACATAAGTACAGTCAGTTCTAGTCAACGAATCCATCAGTGGGAAAAGCCTATAGAGCTTTATGATCATTTCTTAAAAGCCTTAGGAAAGCCTGGAACTATCTTTATGAGTTTATTTGCTGGTTCTGGGAATTGCTTGATTAGTGCAGCCAAAGAAAAAATGATGCCAGTTGGTTGTGATAAGAGCCAGAAGTATATTCCAGAATTTTACCAGAGGCTTGAAAACTATCTGGGAATAACTGCTGAAGTGGAGGGACTTTAATATGAGAAAAGATAATAGATATGTTGTAGAATTACCCAGTGGATTAATTAAAAATCCACAACTGCATATTGCTGGAGATGGCTTTGATGTGAATGATGTTGTATGGTTAGACAGTGATACTGTAAGACCAGTATATGATAATGCAAAAGAAATATATGGAGTTATTGCTGCAAAAGGTATAAAAGGAAAATCTGTTTTAGTTGCTGCAAAATAAAATTAGGTTATGTATTTATTATGACAAAATATAAAGTAGGTCAACTATCAGAACAGAAGGCACCTATAAAAGGAGTTTAATATGGATTTTATAAAATGTACTCCAGAAATGGATTTTACTGTAAGTTCTTATAATTATGCAAAGGCAAAAATTAAAGAAATTTTAGGAGATAATATAAAATTTAGATTGTTAATATCTGAAAGTTATTCATTTAGTGAATGCTTAGAAATTATTTTTACTTCTGAAATCAAATTAGAAACTCCATTGGAGAGGTCAAAAATTTTACCTAGCTATTCTTGGATATTAGCAGATGAAAATTTTAATATAATTTTTTATTCTCCTGGAGCTTAATTTTCATATTAATCAAGGTATTCTAAAATGACAAAATATTCTGTAGGCCAGTTAAATTCTGAAAAAGCTCCCATCATGCCTGGTTCTAACTGTTGCCTACATAAAAACATCGTGCCACTCGAAATAGGTTTTGCCTCTAAGAGCTGGCCGAACGGCTATAAGAATGAGCCAAATTATAACTTTGCGGTTAGTATGATAAGTGCAAATGTTATACGAGTTCGTTCTTACCTGTGCTTGGATTGTAAGCAAGAGATTAAAGCTCCGAACCCAGGAGCATTAACTAAGGATAGGATATAAAAATGAAATTAAGAATTTTAAGAAGATATTCTAAACAATTAGATTGTCATCCTATGGATGTTAGGTATGGTGGACCGAATCCAATGAAAATAGTAAATTATGATACATTACAATATTTTAATGAAGCAACTTCTGAATGGATAGATGTTCCTATAATAGAAGAAAAAGAATTAAATTAAAAGGAACTAGCAATGATCATTCCTAGCATATCAACTACAGCAACTCCGCAGAAAGAAGGTTCTTTCGATGCATTGGCTGTAGAGTGCGCGCCAACTGATAATATTCTCACGGCTGAAATCGCTATGGTCGGCGAAGCTCCAGGCGAAATTGAAGTCCTGAAGAACGAACCATTCGTAGGGCCGACAGGCTCTCAGCTCAATCGTATCTGTGCAGCAGTCAGACTAGCAAGATACAAAATCTATCTAACCAATGCTTGCAAAGCTAAGTTTCCCAAAAATAATACCGCTGTATTATGGACTGACAAAGGCTATCGTCATCCAGACTGGAGCAAATTGCAAGCAGCACTAATTGATGAGCTTGCCCAATTCCCGGGCAAAGTCATAATGTTACTTGGTGCAACTCCAATGCGACTCTTACTGGATGAGCCTAAGTTCGATTCAATCACAAAATATCGTGGTTCTTTCTACCATGCAGAAGACTTCCCTCATTTGAAAGATAAACTTGCTGGCAAAATAATCGGTTTGTCTTATCATCCATCTTTCACTCTCCCATACGGACAGCCTATCCACTTCTACACGATGATTGCAGACTTCACGAAGGCTCTGCGAATTATTGAAGATCCAGAATTGCTTGTCGATAATGTGGAAATAAAAATCAAGCCTAGCTTTGAAGAAATCATGCAGTTTTACGCCTTGATTAAGACAAAGCAATATGTAGCTTTCGACATTGAAGCTACCCCAGAATTTATTACCTGCTACTCATTGGCAGTATATCACGATAATAAGATTCTCTCTATGTCTGTTCCTCTAATGAACAACCAGGGCAACTATTGGGCAACAGCAGAAGAGATAAAAATCTGGACTGGCCTAGCTGAAATACTTAATAATGAAGCCATAGGTAAGATTTGTCAAAATGGAATGTTTGATATCATGTTTACTTTCCGTACCATGATGATTAAAACAGATAACTTTTATTTTGATACAATGCTTGCACAGCATATATGTTATACAGAACTCCCGAAAGGTCTTGATTATCTAACTTCAACATACACATATTATCCCTACTACAAAGATGAAGGAAAGCAATCTCATCTTAAGACTATTAAGAACTGGCCACAATACTGGACTTATAATGCCAAAGACTCAGCATACTTATTGCCAATAACTGAGAAGCTCCTTGAAGAGTTGGGTGAATTCGATTCTATGGATGCTATGGATTATACAATGAATCTCCATAAGCCGTTAATGGAAATGGAATTCAATGGCATCCTGACTGATACAGACGGTATTGAAAAGATCAAATCTGAGTATGAAATCAAACTGATCGAGCTTCAAGCAGAGTTGAATAAACTTGCAGGCAAAGAAATTAATCCAGGTTCAGCAAAACAAATGGTTGCATACTTCTACGGAACTTGTATGATCAAGCCATATGTAAATCGCAAAACTGGCTCAGTCACATGCGATACTGTAGCCTTACACAGAATTGCAAAGAAAGATGTTAAAGGATCTGAAGAAGCTAGAATCATCATAAAGATTAGAAAGTACCAAAAGATGGTATCAACTTACTTTAATATTCAAGTCGATGATGATAAGAAACTACGTTGTAATCACAAAATATCTGGAACAGTATCCGGAAGAATAGCTACAGAAAAAACATACTTTGGAACCGGGTCAAACTTGCAGAACCAGCCGTATGTTTTCAAATATTATCTCATTACAGAAGATGGTTGGATTCTTTGTGAGGTTGATCTTGCAAAAGCAGAGGCTCATGTAGTTGCATACCTTACTCAAGATGCCAACATGATCCAGTCGTTTGAATCAGGAATAGATGTGCATAGTTTTAATGCAAGCAAGATATTTAACGTTCCAATAGAAGACGTTATACATGAAGCTAAAACTAAAAAGGCTGATCAGAAAGCTACCATGCGTTACATGGGTAAGAAAGTCGTCCATGCCAGCAACTACGCAATGGGTCCACAGACATTCTCTGATAATCTAGCGGCTGAGGAAATTTTCAAGTCTCAGTCAGAATGCAAAAGGTTACTTGATAGTTATTCTGACCGCTTTCCTGGACTGAAACGCTGGCATAGATCAATCGAAGAAGAGGTTCAAAAGAATCGAGTTCTATACAACTTATTTGGTCGGCCTCGCAGGTTCTTAGGTGAAATGAATGCAGCATTATTCAGAAATGCTTATAGCTACAAGCCTCAGTCAACTGTTGCAGAATTACTCAATCGAGGAATGGTTAAAGCAGTAAATGATCCTCGGCTTGGCAAAGATGGTTTTGATATTCGTTGCATGACAACTGTTCATGATTCGTTTGTATTTAGATTTCATAAAAGCCAGATTTCAAACTTGCCTCAGATCCTTCTTATCATTAAAGATCATCTGACTCATACATTTACTTACAAAGGAAAAAGTTTTACCATCGGCTTGGATGCCAAGATTGGCACGCAATGGGCTGGTAACACGGCTGAAATCAGTAAGTTCACTCAGGAAGAATGTGATAAAGCAATTGAGAAGATAGGATTTTAATATGGCAAATAATAAATTTATTTATAAAACATATGGAAATAGTTATAACAGAGCTCTATTAACTGAAAAGTTTTTAAAAAGTCAAATTGATTTAATATTTAAAGAAATATCAAACTATCCAGATGATGTAAGATGTAAAAAATGTTTAATTGTTTTTTATTGGAATGGTTGCCCTCACTGTGGAAATACTTTTTTAAAGAGAGAAGTTTTGAAGCAAACTTTTTAATTTATAAAAGTATAAATTTATAGAGATAATAAAATGGGAAAGCCCATTAAATAGTACGTAGCTATTCAAGGAACCTTTTCATGTCGAGGCAATTAGATAATTGGTTAGCTCATTATATGAAGTATACACAGCGAACAGAGCCACCAGAACTATACCATCTTTGGAGCGGACTAACAGCTATTAGCTCCGCCTTGCGAAGAAAGTGTTATTGCAACTGGGGAGCACTTCGTGGTTATGTTTATCCTAACTTATTCGTATCTCTTGTCGGTCCACCTGGGGGACGGAAAGGCACAGCCATGAAAATTGCAAAGAGCTTTGTACAAAAATTAGATGTTAATATTGGAGCAGATTCGCTAGGATCAACCCAAGCGTTGTATAAAGAACTCATGGACAGCGAAGATACTTATGTTGATCATGCTGGATTTACTCGCAAGCATAAGAGTGTATCAATATGGTCAGAAGAATTTCAAGTCTTTCTGAACGACAGAGACCAGATGCTCCTAGCATCCCTGACTGACCTATTCGATTGTGCAGATACTTGGAAGTATAAAACCCTAGCCAGGAAGACTGAAGACATATCCAATTGCTGGCTAACGCTTTTTGGCTGCATAACTCCTAGTCTATTGCAATCTAAGCTGAGTCAAGACGCAGTTGGTGGTGGCCTAATCTCCCGGATTATTTTCGTAGTTGGCCAGGGTCCCAAGCAAAGAAGAGCCTTACAGTTTTTAACTGAAGAGGAGGAAGATACACAAAAAAGGTTAGAAAATGACCTCCAGGAAATTGCAAACTTATCTGGACAGTTCACTCTAAGTAAGGATTTTCTCAAGACTTATGTTCGTTGGTATGAGCAAGACTATGACGAGTCAGGTGTGCCAAGTGAGCGATTTTTAGGCTATAATCATAGGCGCCCGCTTCATTTGAATAAGGTCTGCATGCTTGTCTGTGCCGCCGAGTCTGATGAAATGATCATCACGGCTGAACATTTCGAGCAAGCCTTAGCTATAATGCAAGCAACAGAACTTGAGATGCCAAACGCGTTCTATGGACTTGGCTTATCCAGTCAAGCTAACATCTATGCTAAAATCCTGTCCTTCATTGATGCTCACGAATCTTTTGAGTGGACAGAACTAGTTAGGAACTTTCACCTGGATGTAGACAACATCCCTCAGCTACGTGGCTATGTTGAAATGGCTGAACAATCAGGGATACTCAAAGCCGAGAATTCCGCTACAACTTGCAGATATACCACAGTTCGTAAGCAACACAAAGTTAGGGATCCAACATATCTTGACAGAACAATCTTTAGGTTGATGGATAGGAATGTTATTAAAAATCAAATGGAGAAAAACTAAAATGGAGAAAAACTAAAATGAACTTTGAAATTCCAGATGAAGTTATAGAAAATCATATAAAGTCTTATATAAAAAATAGTCTTACTGGATCAAGTTATAGTTATTCTTTAAGTAAAATAATTGAAGAGTGTGTTAAAGAAACCATTATTAGAGAGTTTCAAAATTCATCCTTTTCAAAAGTTATAGAAGATAAATGTCAGGAAATAGCTTTAAAAGAAATAGAATTAGCTGCTAAAAAGAAAGTTCCTGGATGGATTAATAATCAAATGAAAGAAATGCTAAAGTATGCTAGGGCAAGATTTTGGGAAGATAAAAATAATTAATAAATGGAGAAACTAAATGACACCAGCTACAAAAGTACTATTCTTTGACACTGAAACTTCTGACTTTATTAAAAAAGCTCTGCCTGCTAACGATCCCGAGCAGGCCTGGACAGTACAGATTGGTGCAATTCTTGCCAGTCAAGAAGAAGAATTTGATCAAATGAATGTCATCATCAAAAGTAATGGCAGATCAATGAATTATTATGCTCAAGAAGTGCATGGCATCACCATTGAGCGAGCCGACCAAGAAGGTATAGATGAACTAATTGCGGCTGAACAATTTGGCTTAATGCTTCGGCAGGCAGACCTGGTAGTCTGTCATAACTTTGCTTTTGATTGGAACTATGTTTACCAGATGATGGAACGCAACCTGGAAGAACTATCTGACCTGGCGAGAAGTGCATTCTATCTTGATCTTCCAAACCATTGTACCATGAAGGATAAGAATGTGGTAAAAATGTGTGGCCTGAAAAACAAGGCTGGACGTGCAAAATGGCCCAAGCTAACCGAGCTGCATGAGCACTTATTTGGTGAATGCTTTGATGGAGCTCATGACGCCTATGCGGATATCAGCGCAACTAAAAGGTGCTTTTTTGAGTTGGTAAATAGAGGAATTGTTATTCCGAATCTTCAGCAAATATAGTTTAAATGGAGAAAAAAAATGAAGAAAAAACTGAATTTTTACTTTAAAGGATGAAACTAAATGCATAATGAAGATAATCTATATGGCATTTTAATTGTCCACATGACTAACTGTTTTGAAGCTGAGCGTCAAAAAGGAAATAATATAGTTTTTGTTGATCATTGGTCAACAGATGAAAATCTTTGGTATATAATTTTAAATTCAACTGAAGAAGATAGGCAGCATACATTAAGCATACTTGAAGATAGAAAGTTAGCAAAAATAAAAAATCTTTAATTTAAATGGAGGAATTGTTATTCCGAACCTGAATTCAAATGAATAAAATATCTAAACAAAACTTAAAAATTATATACTTGGAGATATCATATGTCTATATGCTCATGGGAAAAACAATATAAAACTGCACAAGAACGTCAAGTTACAATGGAAAAACTTTTAATTGATATAACAAATATAAAATTAGAAAATGGATTAGCAATTTGTATTCCTCAAGTTGGAGAAATTGCAAATATCTATAATCAGGCAGAACATGAATTACGTGCAGCAAGATTGCAAGCTGCTGATGAACTTGAAAGGCTTTATAAGATTGAAAAAGGCTTAAAAGATCTTGTAGCAAAAATAGAAAAACATAATAATGGAGCTTAACTATGCAAATTGATCCTTGTCCAGCAGAAGAAGATTACGATCCTGGTTTTTCATTACGTGCAATTGAATGGGTAAAGTTTAGTAAAAAAGTATTTCATCACATTGAACAATATACTGTTCCACAGTATGGAGATAAAGGATCAGATCAATGTTCAGAGTTTAGCGAATCTGATTTTATCACCCAGATGAAAAAGTATCTAAATCGATATGGAAAGAACTCTCGTGAAGGTCAACAGAGACTTGACCTGCTAAAGATTGCACACTATGCAGGGATGCTTTATACAAAGATAGCTGAGAAAGAACAAGAAATTAATAAGATACTTACGCATGAAAACTAGTGCAAATTTATGAAAAAACTAACTGAACTAGACTTACAAAACGCTTTAGATGAATGCGAGTTATTACAGTTCAAATCTCATGGAGATTGGCTGGCTGGCATGGTTAAACGATTAAATATTGCACTTGGACTTACAACAGATAAAAAACTTGTTAAAGCTTTTCCAGTTCCAGTAAAACAAACAGTGATTAAGATTAGCAATTCTACTGAGCCAGAAGTTACATGCATTAGCTGAAGTGATTAACTACACCTGGAGGGTGTATTAAAAATGATTTTATACAAAGCTATAGTATTACAAAAACTTCAAGCCTTCTTACTTTCTCGAGAGGCAGAACCAACTAGAGATGCAGCTAACGTAATAATTCCTAATGGAGTTACAGCAGCAGCAACCATACAGGCAATTAAAGATTGTATTAAAATAGTGGAGGATACAAGTAATGAAAACACATCTGAAAACACTTGATAGAGCTGGTATTTATGCACCACTACTTCGAGAATTTCTTCATAAAGACTTAACAGAAGCTAGTATAATTTCAATTACTGAAAAGATTAAAGATCTCAATTATCAGATACAAGTTTTAGCTGAGATAAAAGCCCAATTAATGAATAGCTCAAAAGACTTTATGATTGATCCCAGAGAAGATTTGCATAATGATTTGATAGCAGCATTAAATCATGAGGATGGAGAATGAGAATATGAAAATAATCAAACCAAGAGTTCAATATTTTGGAGCAGTACCAACTGAATATAATGCAGCACTTAAATTCATCGAGATGGCAGGCAGAACTTGTTACAAGTCAGAAGATAAGATTACTGAAGATAGTGCAGAAGGATTTGTCAAGAAGCTGATCAAGGCTGGACATCTGGCTATGGTTGAACACTCAAACTTTGTAGTGCGAACTAACAACAGTTTCACT